GCACAACAAATTGTAGATAGTAACCAAGAAAGTCCTGAATTGGTAGAACAAGAGTCAGGCCCTCAAGCACCTGCACCTGAGGACGCATATAACAAATTTTCTGATTTTAAAATATAATGAATAGAAAAAAAGAAAAACGATACGGTCAATCTAAACTAGCACGAATGGCAAACAAAAAGGTTGATCCTAGAACTATGCCTAAAATTTATTATAAAACAGAAATGATAATGAATGATGGACAGTTAGTTTGGAGAGCAGTAGAACGCCCAAGTGGTATAGTCATTTATGAGTCTTTCTTTGAAGAAGATGTTAAAAAAGTCGTTAAGTTTCAAAATAAACATAAGACATTTGGTATCTTTGGTTTCCCTAATTGGTTTGATTGTAGAACGGAATCAGAAATCAGACAGGCAAATAAGTCAAAATAATCATACATAAATATATGTATGGCAGATAAAACAGCATTACAGGAATCATCTCAAGCATTATTTTCATCTATAGCAGACTTTATAGGTGCGGCTGATATTGATAAAAAATTTGATTTAAAAAAATATCCAACATTTGCAGACTTTAAAAGAGATTATAAAAAAGTTATAGAAGAAGCTCATACTAGAGTGGATACACCAGGTGTATCGTTAAATGATGTAATAAAATTTTTAGATACTAATAATGATTGGTATGTTTCATCTAATATAATTGCTGTTCAACTTATTAAACAAATTACAAGTATAGATCCAGACTACAAAATTAAAAGTAAAGGTTATCAAAATTTATTTTATTTAAGAGGTGATAATGCTGTAATGGGAACTATTCAAAAATTGTTTACTATTGCTAACAAAGCACCTATTACAGTTAAAAATCAAGCTGCATTTGGTAATATTAATAAATGGAATCCTGCAGATATTTACCTTGCAAGTAAAAAGGCAAAAGATGTTTTAGCTGCAACTTTAAAGAACGCAAAACCTAAATCATATACTTTTTCAGATTTAAACATAGTAACAAGTGATTTAATAGATAGTGGAGATTTATTACCTCTATCTTTAAAGAAAACAACTAAAAGTGCTGTACTTCAAAAAGTTAATTTCAATAGAAAAACAGAAATAGAATATTTAAAAAAGATTTCTTTTAAAAAGACAACTGATTGGCAACCATATAAAAGAGTTGCATTTGGTAAAAAAACAGAAACAAGAGATATGAGAATTATGTTAAACACTGGAGGTGATATAAAGTTAAGACACGATCCTAGTGCTAAAAGATTTGTTGCAGAATTTATAGGAGGCGGTGCAGAAGCAAGAGGAGGTTCTATTGGTTCAATGAAAGTATTTACTGAACTTCTAGCTTTTGTAGATAAACAAACAGCACAAAAAGTTTTAAAAGAATATATTGACGGAGAAAAACAATACTTTAAAGAAATAGAACCTTATATTAAACAAAGAGATAAAATGAATAAACAAAATCCTAATCTATTTGATTTTAAAAGAGGAGAAGTAAGTGCTATTAATATTATCAATAGAATAATGCCTATTTTAAAAAAATGGTTTGATAGAAAAGACAAAAAAAGTCAACAAGAAATTAATAATTTTATCCATATTATGTTTGAATATGTTACTTCTCGTACCCCACTTTCAGGTAAATTTGTTATTGCAAAAGGTAATTAATTATAAATAGTATCGTAAGTTGTTGATTTTACTTATGGATTTGAGTGGATTTTACTTGACAATGTGTGCGATATATGATATAATGGATATAGTGGGAGATAAATGTATAGTTTTAAACAGTTTTTTATTGAAGCTAGGAATACACACCTAGAACATTTAGAGGACGAAATCATTAATAATGGTTACGAAGGTGGCCTAAACGCAGTAGAATTTCTTAAATCATTAAGAAATATGCTGTCTGGTTCATCACGTTCTAAAGTTAATGTTTCTGTCAAATGGGATGGTGCACCAGCAGTAATCTGTGGTATTAATCCTGAAAACGGCAAATTCTTTGTTGGTTCTAAATCCGTATTTAACGTAACTCCCAAAATCAATTACACACAATCAGATATAAGACGTAACCACGATGGTGGTCTTGCGGATAAACTATCCGTATGTCTAAAAGAATTACCAAAACTTAATATACAAGGTATTGTACAAGGCGACTTGTTATTTACTCCAGGTGATATTAAGTCGGTAACTATACGAGGTGAAAATGCTATTGCATTTACTCCTAATACAATAACTTACGCAGTACCAGAAAATACTGAACTTGCAAAAAGAATACAACGAGCAAAATTAGGCATTATCTTCCACACAACTTACACAGGTAAAAAAATGTCTGATCTTAAAGCAAGTTTTGGCGTCAATGTAAATCGTTTTACAAAGACGCCATCAGTATTCTTTGATGACGCAAGTTACAAAGACGCTTCAGGAGTAGCAACGTTTTCATCAGCAGAAAGTGACCAATATGATTCATTATTAAGAATGGCATTAGGATCTATATCTAAAGGTAAAAGAATTTTAAATTTACTACAAAGACAAACTAATTTATTATCCGTAGGTGCAAGATTAAAAATATTCTTTAACACAATGATTAGAGAAGGACAAACTATTTCTAATGTTAAAAGATTACAAAATGATTTTAGAAAATATTATGCTTCAGTTTTAGATGATGAAATATCAAGTAAGAAAACAGAAGCTGCAAAAAGAAAATACGAACAAATAAGAAACGAAGGATTAAGATTTATTGACTCATATTCAGATGAAATATATTTTGCAATTGCAAGTTATGTTACATTACAAAGAGTTAAAAACTTTTTAGTAAACAAAATGAATCAAATTAAATCAATAGGAACTTTTTTACAAAAAGATAATGGATTTGAAGTAACAAATCCAGAAGGTTATGTTGCTGTAGATAGAATGGGCAACGCAGTAAAATTGGTAGATAGACTAGAGTTTAGTACCGCAAACTTTACGATTAGTAAAAACTGGATCCGAGGGTAAAATGAATAAAGTTTATTGCATAACAAATAAAATTAACAATAAAAAGTATATAGGATTTACCTCAATAACTTTACCTGAAAGAATGGGACAACATAGGCATAAAGCAAAATATGAAAATAAACAACTTATTCATAGAGCAATAAGAAAATATGGTTGGGAAAACTTTGATGTTAGTATATTATATGAAGGTAAAGATGCTTTACAAAAAGAAGATTATTATATAAAAAAAATGGGAGATTATAATATATCAAATGGCGGTTCTGCTAATCAAAAAGGTAGAACGTGGAAGTGGAATCCTGAAAAAAGAAAAAGAGCAAAATTAAATGGCAATATGGGTGTTAAAAAAGGTAATATACCTTGGAATAAAGGTATTAAAACAGGACCATCTAATAGAGTTTATGACTTAAAGCCTGTTGAAGAATTGTCATATAGTGGTTTATATATGAGAGAATATAGAAAAGGATTAAGAAGAACAAAATAATGGCAAATTTTAGAAAAGATACACAAGTATTTGGTCCTACAAGACACGATATAAATGTCTTTGAAGTACCAATGATTGCCAATAAAAATGGTGAAGTTGTTACAACAGAAAATCCATTTCCAGTTACCATTACACAATCAATTGGGTATTCAGCTCGTTCAACAACAAATGACGCATTTGGAAGATTAAGAGTTTCAGACGCTTTTACTTTATTTGACAGTAATCATAGGTATCAAAGTAATGGTAAATGGTCAGAATCTACAGCAGGTTCAGGTTCATCATCACACAATGCTAATGATAGTACAATTGAAATGAATGTCACAAACGCAAGTGGCGATAGTGTCATAAGAGAAACAAAAAGAGTTTTTACCTATCAGCCTGGTAAATCTTTATTAGTTTTAAATACATTTTGCTTTAATGAACCCAAAACTTATTTAAGACAACGAGTAGGATACTTTGGTGTTAATGATGGTGTTTATTTAGAACAAGAAAATAATAGTATCTATCTTGTAAAAAGAACAAGTACATCTGGAAGTCCAGTCAATAATAGATTTTTACAACAAAATTGGAATATTGATGTAATGGATGGTTCAGGCAGTACAAGTAATCCAAGTGGTTACGAATTAGATTTAACAAAGACACAAATCTTTTGGACAGATTTTGAATGGTTAGGAGTAGGTACTGTAAGAATGGGTTTTGTTATTAATGGTCAATTTATTCCTGTACACGCATTTCACCACGCTAATTCTAGCGATGCTTCATATTCAGGTGTTACAACTTATATGAAAACTGCTACTTTACCTTGTAGAGTAGAAATTACAAATACAGACGCTACTACAGGAAGTAGTCAATTAAAACAAATTTGT